ATCAGTTTGGCGGTGGCGGTCAACAACCCCGAGCGCTGCATTTGCCAGGAAAGCTGATCAAGCTTGCAGCCGGAATACATCGCATAGCGCGGCACCTCCGGCATTGCGGTCTCGATCGACAGGCTCGGCAGGCTCCAACTGCCGGAGGTAAAGGTGTGGGTCTTGTTGGTGGTCCCCGTGGTGGTTGGTGCTCCAAACGCTGCCTTCAGCCAAAACCCGAACGCTTCCGCATCGATCGGCACCACCACATCGCCATCCGCCGTTACCGCATCCTTGATCGGCGCAAGCGGATCGCGGCCATAGCCCAGAAGTTCGGAGGTCAGCAGGGGTTGTTCCGCCCCCAGTGAGGCGCTGGCAAACGGCATCTGGAAATACCCGCTTGCCGGTGCGGTGCCATAGGTTGTCTCGAACGCAGCCGCGAGTTGCGACCGCGCGCCTTGTGCGCGTGCCATGTTCAGGTTCCTTTTTGTGAAGTTTCAGCCCAGTGGATCGGCGGTGGTGTAGGTCAGGATGATCGGCACGATGGCCGCTTTCAGCCCTTCGGCACCTTCGACCGGCAAATCAACCGGTTGCGGGGCTTCAGCCTCCAGCCAGTCGCAGAGGCCGCCGAATGTGCGGTCGGTTGTGATGGCGATGGCCAGTTCGGCCAGCAGCGCATCGAAAGCGGCATCACGGGCGGCAGGCGTCTTGCCTTGCACGATCACCTCGACCTCGGCCCTGTGCTCATAGTGATAGCGCAGTGGCGACAGGGTCACTTCCGGCTTGTCAGGGTCGCCGTCGCGCAGGATCAGCAGACCGCCAGTCGGTATGCGTTCGGGCAGAATCACGCCACGCAGCACGGTTGCACCGAGCACGGTTTGCAGAGCCGCAAGCAAGGCTTGCAGGATAGTTTCTCGGGGTGTGGGCATAGTTTTTCATTTCGACACTATGTTGGTTGTAAGCACGAGCCTTGCGTTGCACAGAACAAGGAGTCACAATTCGTGTAGTCGTTGTGCTGTTGATTTGAGGCTCATTTGGAACCGTTGCTGAATTTTTCCGAGATCATCGAGAAACGAGGCGTTGATCCCAAAGGCGCTAGGCTTGTCCGCCATAACAGTGAAATACTTGCTGAATACATGGCAGGAAATCGCTATTTTCTACATGCGATCACGTATCAGGATGCAGGGTTGGATCCTTACGCAAGGGCAGCGACGACGTTTCATTTCATCCCAGGGCCAAAATCGCCTGACGGTCAATTCACAGCACTGTTTGTCGGTGCCTATTCTATCCGAGATTCATGGAAGTTCGGCAAGGGAACCCGTTTGGCAACTTTCCATTGCAGCAGTGAACGCTGTTTTACACCTCGCGCCGAAACTCTTGTTTATGATATTAATCCAATGCCTGAGTTTGAAGACCTGCGAGAGCGTATTCTCATTCACTGGGGAAACTCGACACGCTCCTGGTCGCAATGGGCCGCCAACAAGAGGAAGGACGTGATTGAATTGCGTCAATCTGCACGTGAGCAAGTTTTTCCGGGCTTTTCGCAATTCAGTTCATGTCTGGAGGAGTTGCCAGTGTTGCCACCTTCTTGGCGTGGGGCACTCAGTTCTGTTCAGGGTGTCTACTTATTGGTTTGCCCGAAAACCGGCGATCAATATGTTGGATCAGCTTACGGCGAAACCGGCTTTTGGGGGCGGTGGAGCGCTTATGTCGCAGATGGTCATGGAGGAAACAAATTGTTGAAATCGCGAACCAAAGTGAATTTTCAAATCAGCATTCTCGAAGTGACGTCTCCGGATATGGCACCTCAAGAAATCATCGCAAGAGAAACGGCTTGGAAGGGAAAACTTGGGTCAAAGGCCCATGGGCTGAATGCAAACTGACGGGCCACCATCATTTTTCCTCCCACTTCTTCACAATTAATCCCGGCACGGACCCAGCCACCCGCTCCGCATCCCGCGCCAAATCAAGCCGTTTGCGCAGTTTCACCTGCGGCACCAGAATGAATATCGGCGCTGTGACCTGTCCGCGTCCGGTTTTGGAGCGCGATGCAACGGCCGTACCCCGCGTGTTAATCCGCGCCTTTTCCGCAACCAACAGGCTCGGCCCGTTTCGACGATAGATAAACCGCAGTCGCATACCTCGACGACGTTCCCATTCCCCCGGTGTCAGGCGCGCGCCACCCCGGCCCTTGCCAGCGGCCTCGGTCGGGATCGCCAGGTAAAACCCGTTCTTTGATCTGATCAGCACGCCCTTGTCATGGGCGTGAATGATCTTCGGCGCCTTCGACCAAATGAACGCAGCGGCATCCAGACTTTCGCCCCGCTCGGGATAAGTCTTGTTGCGGATGCTGCGGGCCAGTCGCTGACCAAGGCCGGCCCCTGTTATCTGTCCCCGCCAGTCGGATTTCAGATCACTGCCCGCCTGGCGCATGGCAGCGGTGACCGCCTTTTCACCCGCCAGAAGTTCCGCCTGCATCAAGGCAACGATGTCGGGGCTGAATGAAAAGTCGATCTTCATTCAAGGCCTAACCTTCCGGCCGCAGATCCAGCGTCCAGACCAACCGCTCGCGATCACGCTTTGGTTCGCCCTGAATGACAAAGGCCTCCTCGTCAAGGATCAGCTGGTCCCCGGGGCGTGGATCGGCAAGCTCGCTGACACGCAGATCCACGATCGTGGTTTCAGACCAGATCCGCGCGTCACCAAAACCCACGACATCATCCGGGCTTTTCAGGATCACCCGCACCGGGGTGAATTGCCCCTCACCGTCCCGGTGCCAGGCCGCACGGCCAAGGTTGGGATCGGCAAAGAGCAGATCGGTTGCTGCCGCAAAGGCGTTCATGTCACCGAGCTCAATTCGAGGAGAACAACCGCACACCCAACGCCGGGCGTTTGTTGACTGGCAGGATTGACGCCTCGGTCAGCAGATCAATGCCGTCGCCGCGCTCTCGCACCAGCTGGCGGGCATAAAGCGGCAGGCCGATTGTGTTGGCGGTCTCGATCATGTTGGCGGGGGCACCATAAGTGGTGAAGGTGTCCATTGTGCCCATGGGAAACGCGATACCCTCGCCCGCTGGAATGGCCCGCTCGACAGTGCCGCCAGACAGGGTGAACACGGCCGGGTATTCCTCAAACAGAATGCCGGCGAAGGGGAAGTTGCGGCGTACATCTTCGCGCAAGGGCTGGGCTCCGGTGGCGCTGTAATACTGATAGGCGGTTTTTGTGGCGGAATGGCCGATCAGCTTGTCAAAGAACTCGGGGCTGACCAGGGCATGCACCGAGGTCATGGCCTCTCCCTTGAGGTTGGTCTCGAGATCACGGATGACGGTACGTACTTTTTGCTGGACCTGGGTGCCGGTGGTGCCGAGAACAAAGTCGACCGAGGTCTGGGTAATGCCAAACTCGATGAAGTAGTTGTAAAGCGTGACGCCTGCGCCATCCTTGGCAATGCCGCGCAGGGCATTCACTTCCATATATTCACGGGTCTGGGCGTGTTTGTTGCGCATCAAGGTCAGCTTGCGGGTCATGATGCCGACCAGCGGGTCGGCGGTATCGCCAGCCCCGAGGGCCGGTACGCCCTGAATGTCGCCGGGCAGAATGACGTCGTCATAGGGGATCCACGGCACGGCGAAGGAGCGCATGGAGCGGTTTTCGCGACTGCCAACGGTGGCCGGGCTGCCAAGCGGGGCTGACGGCAACAGGCTGAGGACCCCCTCGCGCTGTTCCAGGATCACGCTGCGCTGGGTAATGCCCTCAAAACGAAACAGGCCCATCTGGTTCAGGCGACTGTAAAGGTTGGGCAGGATGTTGATGGCACGGGTCATGTCCGCAAGCGTGTAACCGCCTGCGGCAAACGGATTGATGATGGTGGGCATGGGAGGTTCCTTGAAAGAGGTGGGGGTGCGTGCGTTACGCGGCTGTGCGGACAACAATCCCGGCGGCAACCAGCTGGGCTTCCTTGGCGGTGATCTTGGCGGGCGTCGTTACCGTGGTGTCAAACACCAGCTGCGCCCTTGAGACGATCGCGGGGCCGCGCGCCAGAATAAGGCCAATGGCGTCTGCCGCGGTGGCATCGACCACCTCGAGCAGCACGGCCACTGCAACTTGTTCGCCGGTGGCGCCGGTGTCGGGCGAGATCGTGTATTTGCCGCTGGCGGTCACAATTCCGAGCACGCTGCCAATCGCGTAATTTGTGCCGGCCAGCAGGGTGACGCTCTCGCGGGTGTAATTTGCGTTATCCTCGTATTTGAGGAGGTCGCCCATCGAGGGCGGTTGGGTGAGGACAGGCATTTCAGCGCTCCTTTATGTTTTGGTTTGGGGGATGGCTGTGGCTCAGGCGGTTTTTGCCGCCGCTTCGGCCGCCGCGATCAGTGGGCTTTCCTTTGGCGCCGCATCCACCGCGCGCGGGGCAATGGAGGCGATGATCGTGGCGTCCGTTGTGGCGGCAAGTTGCTCGAGCACCGCGCGGCGCAAAGCGTCAGGCTTGGTGCCAGCTGTGAGGGCGGCGGGAACGTCGATCGTCAGCCCTAACTTTGCAGCCTCTGCCCCGATCTTGGCAATCTCGGACGCCTCGGCGCGGATGCTATCCACCGTCACGCCGCGCGGCAGGTCCGGCCCGCCCATAATCGGCAGGGCAGATGCGATCGGCGCGGGAGCCGGAGGCTGAACGATGGTCGTGGCCTCGGGCGTGGGGGCGTCCGCCTGAGCCGCGACCGCATCTGGGGCCGCAGCAAGTGCCACAGGGGCAGCCGCGTTTTCTAAATCGCCCGGCAAATCATTCACCGGATTATTTGCAACCGGCACAGCGGGGGCTGCCGCGCGCAGTGTTTTCTTGGGGGTGGTCATGGTGGTGGTCCTTTCTTGGGATGGGCTGGTCGTGGGTGTGGATTTCGGCGCGGCGGTGCGCGCGAGGGAGGCGTTGAGCGAGGTGAGCAGATCGGCGTGGGCCGTTTCCAGCGTGCCGACAACATCCGCCAGCCCCGCATCGAGCGCATGCTGGCCGCGATAGATGGCGGCCTCGGTGGCGGTGACCGTCTGCGGGCTTATGCGGCGATTATTGGCAACGCGCGAAACAAACCGACCGTACAGATCATCAATGTCCGCCTGAATGTCATCGGCCGCCGAGGGCGACAGTGGAATATGCGGATTGCCGTCGCTCTTTTTGGCCCCCGCGTGGATCAGTGAATATTTTCGCCCGTCCATCTCGTCATGGGCACTCCGGTCTACATGCACCGCCAGCACCCCGACCGAGCCGACCTCGCCGGTTTGGGTGACGTAGACGCGGTCACAGGTGGCGGCGATAGCATACGCCGCAGACAAAGCCTGCTCGCGCGCAATCGCCCAGAGCGGTTTGCCATAGGTGGATTTTAGGCTGGCCAGATAATCAACGAGGTCGAACAAGCCCGCAACCTCGCCACCCGGGCTGTCGATCTCCAAAAGCACACCGTGCACATTGGGCGCAGACATGGCGCTTTCGGCCGCATCGGCAATGTCATCATAACTGGTGATCCCGAACCATGCCGTAAAATCATCACCCCGCTGCAACAACGGCCCCATCACCGGCAAGAGAGCAATACCCCCATCGGTGAACTGCCAGCCCTGCCGATCCGGTGCCGCCGTCTGGATTTCACCAAAGAGGGCGGCGGGACGGGGGCGGAGCATCGCAGCATCAACCGCGCGCGCCGCAAGCGCCAGCGGCCGGTTGGTCAGCCGCGCTCGCAGATCGATACCCGCCCGTGCTTTGCTCACGGGCCATTGCTTCCAGCTGTGTCACTTGGCGTGTTGGCGACCTGCGTCAAGCCAGCCGCCCCTTGTGCAGGCGAACCCGGACGACGGAAATCCAGCCCGAAGGCGGCCTCGCGCGTCCGATCCTCGGCAATCTCCGCATCCACCCGGTCAGCGTCATATCCACGCTGCGCCATCGCCATCGAGCGGCTCTTGAGCCCGGCCTCGATCTCGGTCACTTCGGCATTGATGTCTTTCAGGGGATCAACCCAGTCCCATTTTGGCGGTAGCCAGTCGGCTTTGATCATGGCGCGGCGGTTGGTCTGATAGTCTGGCAGGTCCAGCACCCCGGCCATTACCGCCGTGTCCAGCCAGCGCCCCCAGACCCGTTTGCACAGTTGGTGGATCAGCACCCGGTGCTGCCAGGCACTGACACGGCGGCGAAACTCGATAATGGACAATCTTGAATTGGCGAAGTTGGCTTTGGCCAGATCATTGCTGACGTAGGAATAAGGCACGCCCAGCGCAGCTGACACCTGAAGCAGCGTGCGATATTGAAATGGTTCATACGTCGCCCCTGAATCTGCCGGGTCAGCGGTTGTGATATCCTCGCCCTGATCCAGCCGCACCACCTGACCGGGCTCAACGGCGAGGGGTTCATCGGTCGGCTCGAGCGGCCCATCCATCTGCGGCGAGGTCACGAACATCGCAAACATCGCCGCTACCTTTTTGCGATCAAGCTCGGCATCATCATATTGATCAAGGAAGAACAGCTTGACGATGGCTGGCGCGAAACGCGACACACCGCGGATTTGTCCGGCCTCCACGGGATCAATCACATGGATAACCTCGTTCGCTGGTACGCGCACAATCTCGCCTGCCATGCGCGGGTCGGTTGCATCCCCGGGATGGCGGCGCAGGAAGTAATAGGCGACGCGGCGACCGATCAGGTCAAACTCGATCCCCTGGCGGATCATACCGCCGCCGGGCAGCTCCTTGTTATGGGTGATGGGCAGCATTTCTGAGGACAGCATCTGGAGTTGCAGCGGCACCGTGAGACCATCTTGTGGCAGGCGCGCACGAAAGCGAAAAAACACTTCGCCGGTCAGAAACAATTCACGTGCGGCCCGGCGTTGCAGCCCGTAGAAATCCGTCAGCTCTTCGGCGTCGGCCTCGCTCACCCAGTCTTGCCACAGCGCCTGAATGGCTGCTTTCTGCGCCGCATCCGCCACCTTGGAGGTTGGTTTGACCCCGTCACCAACCGCATTACCGGCCCAGCTTTCCAGCGCATTGAGGGCATAGCCGTTGTTACGCACCAGCCAGCGGGCCCGTGCATTGATGGTCGGGCCCGCCGCCCCAATCAGGCTGTTCACATGCGCGCGGCTGGCCTGGAACTTGCGCAACCGGCGACCGGAAAGCCCAGCCTCAAACCCACCGATTAGCGCGCCAATGCGGCGACGTGCGCCGGTCATGGCACCGCGCAGCACCCCTTGCTTTGTCATGATTATAGGCCTTTGCTGGTGTAAATACTGGTAAGGCGCGACTTTGTGCCGGTGCTTTGGGCCGCAATACGCGCCTCAAGATCGGCAATTGCCTTGGCCATTTCAGCATCAGAGCCATAGGTCACCGACTTGCCGTCATAACTGGTGGAGCGAACGCCGCGAAAGCGGGCCGTAAGTAGCGCATCAAG